ATTGCCAAGGTTTGGCACGCCAATAAAACGCTCAGCCAGCACCGCGCTGGCGTATGGGTCAATTTCGCTGAGGCTCACGGTTTCAATACCGGCATTGTGAAAGCCCAAATCAAGGCCGCCCACCCCAGAGAAAAATGAAGCGTGGCGCATCAGCTCAACCACGCATAGATAAACACCCAGCCAGCAAGCGCAAAGAGTAGCTGCGCAATAAAGCGCAGTTTGTCTGCACGCTGCTCACCGCGCACCAAGCGCGGCACGCTGAGTGGGCGCATATCAGTGAGCACCACTGGCTCATCAGCCCTGTTCAGTTTCACGCCATACCTCCCGCTGCCAAGAGCAGCACCATTGCAAAGATAAAGAGCGCCACGCTGGCGCACTCAGCAATGAAGGTAAGCATTAGCGCACCGCCGCTTTCGCTGCCGCCATTGTGGCAAAACCCCTATACCCGTTGACAAGGAATTCAGCAGCAAATGCATCTGCAAGTTGCTTGCCGCCCTTGGCATCCAGCGCCATAATGGCAACCACTTGGTCATTAACCAAGAGCTCAAGGCTGTTGCCTTGGTAGCGGGTTGCTCGTGCCTCTTGTACCTTTGCCTTTGCCATTTTTTCACTCCCTATCAGGCCCACCGTTTGGTGGATTCACTCCCTGACTCCCATAAGGTATACCCCCCTGCAACGGCTGTCAAGCGTTTGCAACGGTAGTGTGGGAGCCTGTAACAATTAGGGAATAGCCCCGCTGGCGAGGAGGGTACCAGCGGGGCATCAAGCAGCCTCTCAGGGCTGCTCAGTCATATCCTCTGAGCCTGCCAGCTTTACAGCCAGCCTGATGCAATCGCGGCAGTAGCCTTCCCCTTCAACCACCCCGTACCCAGCGCCCAGGGCAACGATACGCTCATTGGCTTTCCACACGCGGGTATGCAATCCACACACCTCACAGCGCCCCCAGGGCGGTGGTGTTTTCTGTGGTGCCAGTGGCATTGCCGGTTAGCGCTTCAGGCGCTCTTGATAAACTGCGGCCTCAATCGCCGCGCCAATGGCTTCATCGTCAAGCTTGTAGCCACGCTTCAGGCACTCTGATTTCACCAGCGCCAGAGCGGCTGCCTTTTTGGCTTCGCCTTCCTCTGTGCCAAGTGTCTGCTCAATGGAGCGCACCGCCGTGCGGGCAAGCGCCTCAACCATTGCAAACTGCTCAGCGCCCATACGCGCCTTCAGGTAGGCAATCACCTGCTGCGCCAGATAGCCAAGCGCACCGATTGCCACCGGCACGAGCGCCACAATCAGCGCATTCAATAGGTCACTCATCAACGGATTCATTCAGGTGCCTCCTTTTTATTAATCAACACCATTGCGGGCGGTGTTGGAAACCCAGCATTTCCTTTGCTATCGCGCAGCGCCTTTACCTCATCAGGCATTGCCCACCTTCCCTCTTTCCCCTCCTGCATCGTAGGGCACGCATACTCCCAGGTGGAGTTGCTATATGCCAGCACCACCCAATGCCCATAGCTTGCAAGCGGCTGCTTGCGCCAGTAATCGCGCTGCCACTTTGAGCGTAGGCGCTCAGGTACCACCTTTTGGCTTGCCTGAATATTCAGGATGAGGATGCTGCCGCTCTTAACCTTATTGCTTGCGTCACTCCAGTCATACACAATGCGCGCCTTCAATCCCAGAATCTTGGCAGCCTCACGCAGCTGCGCCGCGCTCGTACCCTCAGCGCCTGTTAGCGTATCAACGCGCCCAGCCTGCTCGCACGCCTTGTGCGCCTGCTTGGTGCTGGTATCAATGCCAAGCGCGGTGGCTGCCGTAGCAAGTGAAGCAGGCCCGCAATCGTCCATTGCTTTTACACCAAGGCGCTCTGCCAAGCCAAGCTGCGAGCGCACCTTGAGAATCACTTGCCCTGCCCTTGCAGCCAAGTAATCAAGCCGCCCAAGCCAGTGAGCCCCAATAGGAAAATAATGCCTTTAGCCAGATTCAGCGCACCGCGGGATTCTGCCAGGTCAATTTTAATTTCGGTCAGGTCTTTCTCAATGCGGTCAAGCCGCTTTAGAATCTCGTGGCTCTGGTTTGCGGTCACAGTTCAGGCTCCAATGGTGCAGGGTCAGCAATTACCTCTGCAGTGCTTTCAACAATCACCGGCTCTGCTTGAGCTGGCTGGGTAAACTCTCCAGTGTCAGGATTGTAACGCCCGCCAACCCATACCGTGGTGCCCTCATACACAGGCACGCTGAATTCAGCACCAAACAGCACCGCATAATCACGCTCAAGCAGTGCAAGCTGCAATTCGCTAAGCGCGCCGCCAATGGCATTTACCACCTTCATCTCCGCATTCACAAAGGCATACCCAGCAATGGTCATAGCGTATACAGCACGAATAGCCGCCCAGCGGCACCATCGCCTCCGCGTGAGATGATTGTTCCAGTGCTTAGGTTCCAGGCTGTGTTTGTGTATTCAATCGCCACGCCACCTCCGCCGCCACCGCCGGCACCGCTATTTGCAGCAGCCGTGCCGCCATTTGATGTAACCGTATAGGTGATTGCGGTGAGTGCTGTGCCCCAAATTGTGATTCCGCCAGCGCCAGAGCCAGAGCCACCAGCCCCAGCTCCTCCAGCGGATGATGTCCTATTTCCGCTACCACCACGCCCACCGCCACCGCCAGCACCAGAGCCAGTGAGTGAAGCAAGCCCGGCAGTGCCACTTGCACCAAGTGCCGTGCCAAGCACAGAGCCAGTAGTGCTGACGCTATTGAGGCCAGTGCCTGATGTAGATAGTGTGCCCCAGTTTGGAATAACACTGAAAAGTCCAGCATCGCCTGGCAGTCCTGCGCTACCAGCAGTGGTGTTAGTTATCGCGCCTTCACCGCCACGAGCGCCTGCTGCTGTGATTGCGCCGTACACAATCGTGGTTGCGTTTCCAGCGGTACCTTTTGTTGCGGAGCCTGCACCTGTACCAGAGCCGTCACCGCCGCCGCCGCCATTCACTGTCAAGAATGTGCCAAATGTAGTAGCGCCGCCGTTGCCAGCAGTGCCAGGGCTGATGGCTACTATAGCGCTGCCTGGCGTAGTCTTGATTACTGTGCCAGCCGCGCCAACTCCAGCCGTACCAATGCCAACAGATACGCTCCCTGAGGTTCCCACATACACATCACGAATAACAACAAAAGGTGATGAGCCACCACCTTGCCCAGCATTTGCCTGTGGATTGTTACCCGATGTGTCAGCACGAATACCTCCGCTCGCACCACCGCCGCCGCCGCCAACGGCGGCAATCGTCACATAGTTTACTCCAGTTGGTTTTACCCAAGTTCCGCTCGCAGTGAATTCATCAGCAATTACAAATGCCCCACCAGTTGCTGGGGTTGATGTTGCGAGCAGCAAAGACTTAAGCGTGGCACTCGTGCTGCTGGTGATATTCTGCGTTGCCGTCAGCTTTACCGTAAATTCAGCCCACGCCGCGCTGGTTGAGATTGCTGAGCCACCGGCTGTAGTGGTGCCACTAATTGAAGTCCAAGTGGTGTTATCAAACACTGTGCCAATTGTAGTAGTGCCAAGGGAAGTATTTGCGTGGTCAAAGTATTCGGCAGCTAGCGTCAAATTCCATTGCGTGGTTCCAGCATAGGTTCCATTCTTTGCGAGGGTAAGGCTTGCCTTTTGGCGTAGAGCAAGGTTATCGTCAGTTGCAATCCAAGAGCGTGTCTTTAGCGTCAGGTAGTCACCGCTTGGCGCAGTGCCTGGGTCAATCTTTACACCCCAGGTTTGCGTGGCAGTGTCATAGAGCGCCGTTGCCGTAATGTTTTGCGTGGTCTGCAATGACCAGTATGGCAAGCCATTCTCATAGTCAGAGATTGGCGAAGCTGGGTCAGGCGGCAACAGGTTAAATGTTGCATTTGGCAAACCAAATTGCGTTTGCTCTCGCAGCGCATTCCCAAGCGGTGAAGCGCCAAAAGTATTATCGGTGTCAATCAGCGGGATGCCTGATGAATCAACCACCGTAAGTGATTGATTCTGGTATGGGGTTCTATCTGAGCCAAACCTGCGTGCCATCTTATTACTCCAGTGCTGGTAGCAGCTTTGTCAGCAACTTTGCTGGCCGCCTGTTAAAGGTGATTGTAATAGTCTGCAGGAATGACCCAGGTTCAAATGTGGTATCAACCTGCTCAACTCTGTAAAGAGAATTCAAACCAAGCTCTGGTGCATTCAGGCTCATCCATTGCCCAGGCTCCCATCGTGGCACATAGGTTACTGATGTAATGGTGCCTGCGCCGATTGCCGTGCCATTGGTGCCAGTTGAAGGGTAGGTGAATGTATATGGGCTGGTGACCGTAATGGTTCCACCAGTCACATTCATCGTGGAGCCTGCCGTGCCAGTCAGCCCGCTCACGGTAGTAAGCGCTCCAGTCACCAGTGAGTGTGGTGTTGGAAGCGTGACCGTGACAATCTGTGTTGGCGCGGTTCCAGTGCGCACATACAGCGCATTTGCCACCACCAAACCATCCTGATTCGTCAGCACGGTGCCACCAAGTCCAGGTCCACCATTGTATTTAAATGCTGTTGAGGTACCAGCGCCGCCTTCAGTCAGCGTGAATGTTCCATTGAATGAGCCAGTGCCTGCTGGGTTTGGCAGATTGGATACTGTCACCGTCATACCAGTCACAAAATAGTTTGGGTACGGATATGTTGAGCAAGATACGGTTCCGCCGCCAGTATGAAATGCTGCATACACTGAGGCTGTACCAGTAGTGGCGGTTGGAACATTTGCATACCCTGCACTAAAACCAAGGTTATTCCAGGAAGCTGTGCCAACTCCCTTTAAGGTCAGCGAGCCAGACATTACGGGGGCATAGCGTTCTGTAAAGAAAGATTTGGCAGCGCTCTGCCTATTGGCAATCTGCGAATCAACACCAGTTGGATAATCAACCGCCTCATCAAAATATGGCGCGCCAGTGCGCGTAAATGATGTGCCAAGCGCGTCAGGCGAGTCAAACTTAATCAAGTCAACAATCGGAGCACCAGACTGCGTAGCGGTTCGGAATAGGGCGCGCTTGGTGGTATCGTGGTCATAATTCAGCGTGAGCGAATGTGGAATGAGCGTAGCCGCGGTTGTTGATGTATTCGGGTTTTGCGTACCACTAGTAACGATTGAGTATGGCGCAGTGGCGCTTGCTGGCTGGTTATCGCTCGTAACCTGATACACAAGCTGACCATCCTGATTAATAAAATATCTGCGCTGCTTTGAGTCAACCCCGCTATACGATTCAATGACCGTATCTAGGATGGAGCGTAGGTTTGCCGCTGCGCTATTTACATTTAGTAGGGTCTTTACCTGTGATTGCACCACCTTGCTTTTATCTGACGGGTCAAACAGGCGCAAAAACGGATAGTCAAGCCCCTTGCTGCGATACGCCATATCAAGGATGCCGCCAACAATAAAGCTCTCTGGCTTGGTGCGGTAGAGCTTAGAAACATTGGTGGTGATTCCAACGCCGCCAATGCTGCCGCCAGCCACATTAATACCATCATCAAGTGCAACCACTACACCCAATTGCCAAGGGCGTACAACACCGGTATTCCAAGTAATGGTGTAGCCGCTAGTAACTACTTGCCGCGGTAGGCGCAGAATCAATGAGGTTGCGCTTGCAACCTGCACATCTTTGCCATCCCATTCTCCATTCAGCATATTCTGCAAGAAAATATTGCTAAGCCCTCCGCCATTACCAGTGACGGTTACGCCAGTAATCTTGAGTTTTGGCTGCGTCAGGAATCCGTGCTGTGAGGCGGTAGTAATCTGAACATACTGATTAGAGCCGCCGTAGGCAGAGCCTGCAGTAATTGCAACAGAGCCGAGCGTGCTCGCATCAGGGCCAGCCTGTGCATATCTGAATGTGGTTGAGTATTGGCTGGCGCTGCCGCGCAGTGTCACGCCAGTGACGGTGTATGGGTTGCCAGCCATAAACGATACGGTGCCGCCGCCTAGGGCATTGTAAATGCGTACCTTATCGCCAACAATAAATGGGTGATAATCGGTGGTGGTCACCGAAACGGTACCGCCCGTTCTCGTTAACGATTCAACCTGATATCCAATTGCCATTATTTAATCGTTCCAAAAATAACTACGCGGTCAAGCAGGGCATTCACATCATTGCAGAAAATGTCTGCAATACTTCCCTGCCCAGAGCCAGTCATTTGCGCATTGATGCCCTGTACGAATCCCCTAAAGATAGTTTCGCCAGCAGCTGGAACACTGCCGGTATTGGCCTTGCAGAGCCGAATGCGGGTCTGGTCTGGGATAGCAAGCCACCAAGGGCCAGAATCTGGGGTGTCATCCTGCACTACGGTAAATGACATCGTGGCAACATCGCCATCACCAGAAAAGGATGTTGCAATGGTCTGCATTGGAACATATAGCGCGGTGTGCTTTGCCGTTCCAGAGTAGTTAATAAGTGGGTTAAGCACATCGTGAGCAAAGTATTCCGTGGTGCGTGAAGTGCTGGTTACCGCTGTGCCTGCTGTTCCAGCAGCTGTAAATGTAAAGGTAGTGCCTGATGTGTTCGTTACCTGGTAGCAGCCGTTGATACTGCTACCGATAGTGCCCGCAAAGCCGTCCATTTGAACATATGAGCCGGTTGATAAGCCGTGGTATGCAGCCGTGGTGATTGTGACTGTGCTTGAAACGCGCACCGCCGTCACAATGCTAGGCCCATCAATGAGCATTTGAAATGGAGCCGTTGCCATTATGGTCTAGTTGGAAATGTGCGGCTTGTGCCGCCACTATATTGCCTGCCAAGGTAAGAATCGGTGCTTTGCGCAATGGTCTTACCATCCAAGTTTACATTTAGATTTGCCGTGAATCCTCCGCCGGTTGCTGCGCCCATTCCGAATACACCGCTGGCAGCTGCCGCACCCTGTGAAGTGCTGATTTTTGCCTGTGATTCTGCGCCGCTTACTTTATTAAGTGCATTGACTACATTGGTGATGTTATCTACCAGCCAGGTCAGCGCATCAAAGAATGGCTTGGCGAGGGCAAATGCTGCCTCAATTGCTAACCCAAGCGCCTTAAATGCAAATGCAAGTGCGCCTTCGCCATCGCCCCAAAGCGCCCCAATCAGTTTGGAAACCGAGTCAAACAGCCCGCCTAGTGCCGTACCCGCCGCCTCAAGCTCTGGCTTAAAGCTCTCAACTACTTCGCCAACCACCGCACCGATACTTTCAACCATCCCGCCTGGCGCGGTTAGCCCCCCTACTACCTCAACAATTTTGTCACCAAGGAATCCAAGTGCCTGCTCAGCAAATGGGATGACGGTGCTGCTGAATGCATTAAGCGCATCGCTGGCAAGTGGCAGAAGTTTTGCGCCCATTGATTCAACCGCCTCATTGAGGCGAATTTGTGCAGACTCAAAGCGAACCGATACGGTATCGCCAACCTCTGCTGCGATACCGCCGTATTTCTCAGTGATAAGATTTAGCGCCTCCATCCCCTTGATGGTTTCCTTGCGGGATTTGGCAATTTTCTCCTCTGTGACCACGCCCTTGCGGTCTTTCTTTTCTTTAATTTCAGTCCAGTGCACTGTTTTCTGTAGCTCAATACCAAGGTTTTTCATTCCCTTGCCAGTTCCAGCAAATGCCTTGCCAACCAGGGCGGTTGCCTGCTCTAGTGAAATGCCCTTTGCAACTGCAACATCCTGAGCAACTGCGTGAATCTTTAGGGCCTTATTGAACTTATTGGTAAACTGCGTTGCTGTTTCAATGGATGTGCGCACATCATCATCAGTAAATGCAAGTTTTGCGCCAGCCTCAATTGCCTTATCAATAGCAGCAATATTTTTTTCTGTTGCAAGCCCTCGTGCGCGGAGGGTTGCAATAAGGCGTACCTGTGCCTTTTCGTCCTCTGCAGCTGCCTTGATGGAAGCAATGGCAAGCCCAGCAATTGCGGTTGCAGCTGCTGCAGCACCAGTTGCTAGGGCACTAAATGCTGCACCGGCAGCAGAGCGAAGCTTGCCCATAGATTTGCCGATTTTTCCCATTACGGATGACGCGGCATCTTTAGCAACAATTGCAAATACAGCGGTACTAGTTGCGCTTGCCATTTAGTATTTCACCAGCCTTCCAATCATCCCAAAAAAGTCTTTGGCAGTTACGCCCATACCAGCGAGCTGCCCACCACGCCTGAACTGCAGAATTCTACCCCTGAACACGCTGTTGTTATAAAAGGCTTCCACGGTATTGTGGAATGCGTCAACAGCCTTTTGCTCATTGCTGCTGTTGTCCACCGCCTTATTTACAAAGCGGTTAGGCGTAATCGGCTTGACAGCAAATACCCCATTCTTTGTTTTACGCTGCCCTTTGGTGCCCTTCACCACAATCCACCGGTACCACGGGTTTTTCTTGGAGCCACGCCCGCTAAACAGCGAGCCAACCACTGCGCTTGGCTTGGCGTAGCGTCCAGCCTTTGCCTTCACCCCAGTGGCTAGATTGCCAGTTTTTCCACGCGGTGCAAGCGCCTTAATCGGCTTGCTGTAAGTGCGGGCAGCATTCACCGTAGCCATAGACATAAGCCGCCTATACGCCGTGGGGTTTGAGCCAGACAGAAAGCCAAGCTCATATGCCCTAAAATTAGGGTCAACCTTCAGTGTGAAATTAATGCCACCTTCAGCCACGCCGTATCCCTTCCTTTGGTTGCAGGTCTGTCATCAGCATAAAAGTGCGCAGCAGGTCACCAGCATCCCAATCCATTACCTCGTGCGGTGGAATGCCAAACTCTTTTCCAACCAAGTGCGCAACGATTAGTGGATGAGGCTGAATGCTCCTACCCGCAGCTAGGCGCTGCGCATCCAGCCTTACCGAGGGGGGAGTGCTGCTACCGCATCGCTCCACGCCTGCACCGTTGCGGTGAGGGCATCCATTGGGCAATCAAGCACATCAGGTGCAGGGTGCCCTTCATCGTCAAGGAAATTGTGCTTCACAATCAGGCTGCTTAGTGCCTTCATTGCGCGTGCACTGTCATTGCTTTGCAGCTCAATGAGCACGCGGGCGCTTACGCCCTCCGCCTTCATCGTTGCTGTCCAGCCTTCAAAAGGCGCTGGCAGCGCAATATCAACGGTGCGGAATTGCGGTTTACTCTGGCTCATCTAAACCCCTCCCCTTTGCCCAGCCTTATGGCAAGGCGCTCAAATCGCTATTCACCACAATCTGCAGTGTCTTGGCGCTTGTAGCGTCATACACCAGCGTGCCTTCAATCGCCATTGTAGTAAGGCCATCCTCACTACCAGCCATCGGCTGCACGGATGTTGGAACCACCATTGCAAGGATGTGGGCGCTGTATGCGCCCGCGCTCCAAGTAAGCCTCACGCCAACAGGTGTTGCGGCTTGGTATGCGTCATACCACACGCTGACCGCTGAAGCCGTGCTGCTGACCGTTGCGGTCAGTGTGCCGGTGAATGGGTTGCTCTCGCTGTGCGTGCTAAAGCTCGTGGTGCCAGCAAGGTATGCCTGCTTAGTAATACCGCTTGAAAATTGCAAACTGAAATCAAGTAGATATTGGTATGCAGTGCCTGAGGCTGTGCCTGGGAATACCGTGCCGCTCTGGTACATATTCCACAAACGCCCAGCCATAAATGGTGAAGTTGGCGTGCCATCAGCGAGCGTATCGCTGTTTTTGGTAATGGTCTGACCAAACAGGTCTGCGCTCAGGTTTGTAAGCCCAGAGCGGTCTGCCGCAATCGTGATTGATTCCGCAAGGCAGTAATCCACCACATACTGCTGCTGCCCATCAGTAGCCACAAGGCTGTAGCTCTTTGGGTCATTGGCAGCGGTCATTGAATAGTTGTAATCCCAAGCATATGGCGCAGCCGTGCCGCTTGGGCTGACGGTCTTGGTCATTGATAGCCAAATTGGCAACTCACCAATGCTGACTGCTGGAACCGTTGCGCTAATCGTTGGCTCAACGCTAACGATTGTGCCGGTGGTTGCAATCAGTGGATTGCGAAGCGCAACACTACGCTCAGGGCCCAAATCAATTGTGGTGCCCGTGGTAATCATTCCCGTAGGGCTGGTAAGTAGCTTGCGCCCGCCGCTCGTAAGCGTTGGCGTGGTGCCTGGGGTGGCTTCAGAGAATGCCACCAGTTTGCTAAACAGAATATTGCCCGCGCTAGCTGCTGGCATCAGTCAAACTCCTTATCATCAGCCGCTGGTGCGGCAATCTTATTTACAGGCTTGGCAACGCCCGCCTTAATCCACGCTTGCGCGATTGTAGCAGGCACGCTGATTGTAGAGCCGTCCAGCGGCAAGCCACCTACAAACTCTCCACGAGGAAGCGAGCCTTCAACATATTGCACTTCAATCTGCTCTGGGCTTTCGGTTACTTTACGCGCTGGCATTAATTGCCTCCACTGCTGTTACCTCTACCGTGGCTGTCACAGTCAAATAATCTTGGTCAGCCCATTGGTCATTGCCAATGCTGGTGCCCGTCACGCTGGCTTGCGCCACCGCGTCAGTGCCATTGAGCGTTGCGCCATCAATGAGGCAATCACGCAACCAGGTGCGCCACGCCATCAGGTCAGCATACTTGCGCCCCATATCAGCCTGAGGCTGCAGGTATACCGTAACTGCAAGGTTCAGCGTTACTTGCCTATTGGCAGCCCCGTAGCTCACGCTGTCATCAGCGGGCACAATCACCGCCGCCGGCACCACCGCCAGATTGTCTGGGGGGTATGCGTGCACATTGCGCAGCGTATAGCCGGTTGGCGCGCCCTTCGCGGTTAGGTGCGCTGCCAGCGCGTTGATAATGGTGACATCGTTGAAGCTCACCGCGCCAATCCATCCCGCTTGCGGAATCCATCAAGCAGCACTTGCGCTTCAGGATGCAGTGCACGCGCTTGGCGCAAAATCCCACCCAGCTCTTGCGAGCCAATCACACCGAATGGGGAAGTGCGCGAACTCCACACTGCACCAGCCTGAATAATGGCTGCTTGCTTCACAGCCGTTGGCACGCTTGGCCAGCCAAACACGCCGGTCACCTTCACGCCAAGATATACCGCAACAGGGAATGCCTTAGGTGCGCTCACACTCGTATCAATCTCTGTGTAGGGCCATCCATCAAGCGCAGCATTGCGCGGAGCAAGCACATAATCCGTGCCAGCCGTCCAGGTGGTTTCGTAAGTGCCGTCACCGTTATCATCAGTTTGCAGCTGGCTCACGCTCACAATGTCATCAGTGAGCACATATGACCAATCACCGGCGGTGTAGTAGCGCGTTTCTGATGCAGTGCCAAAGCCCTGCTTTCGGTCTGTGTAAAGGTCAATCAGCGCATCAGTTGCATCAAGCACAGACTGCAGCGCGGTATCGTCAGTGGTATCAGCGGTGCCAATACCGATAGCGCTCTTGAACTCTGCCAAACTTGCGTAGCTCATCAAATACCCCCAACCTGCAATATAGAAACTGTTGCCCCTGCGTTATCCGCTACAGCATACAACTGCACCCGCTCAGGAATGCGGATTGTAATGTGCGTATCCTTGTGGAGTTGAAAACCCGTGGCGGTAGTGACATTTGCGCCGCCTAGAAACACTGTTTGATTACCGCTTGCGGTGCAGTATAGGTGGAACTCTGAGCCTGCAACCATACCCTCACCCAGGGCGGTAGCGGCTGTGCCGATAGATACCTGCCGGCTGCTCATATGCTGGGTCATTCTGGCTTACCCTTTTTCCCCAGCTTGCGGGCTGGCTTGGTGGCTATCTCCCTTGCCTCGTGGATAATCGCCGCCTCTGCGTGGCTCTGAGGGGCAAATGCGGGGGTTTTAGCAGCGGGTACAGGCTGTGCGTATCCGTGCGCGAATAGGGCAAGGGCTTCCTGCTCAGGCAGGTCAATCACCCCACCGCGTGGCGGCCAGGCAACCCCGTTGCGTGTGCCCAGAATTCGCTCAAGCATTCGCACTAGCATTTTCGGTTTTCCTTTCTAAGACTTAGGGGCTGGGCTTGCGCCCAGCCCCATCGTCACAATCACTAACGGTTAGTGATTAATTACGCAACATTCGCGCTCTTGTAGCTCTTGACAGCCGAAGCCTGAACAAGACCCGAAGCACCGCGCACTTCGCAGCGGTATGACACCAATCCAAGATTGAAGGCATACTCCCGCGAAACATCAATTCGCACGCCGCCAACGAGCGCCGTGTAAATCTGTCCAAGGTCACCAAACAGGATTGCTCCAGCGGTGTTATCCGTGAGGTCAATGAGTGCTGCAGAATAAACAGGCGCGCCAAGCAGGCGGTCTGGAGTATTCGCATCACCTGGGCGGAAAATTGGCTGACCAACAGTGTCAACCAATCCCGTCACAACACCAAGCGTGGTGTCATTCATCAACCAACCAGCCTTAGGCGCTCGCCTATAAACTTGATTGACTGACGCTTTAAGCGTTGCCAAATCGGTAAATGTAGGATTTACCGAAACGGTGCCTGAGCCAGTTGCGCCAACCGTTGCAGCTGCAGCAATCGCTGTGCCAGCAAACGCGCCGTGTGCAACAGCCACTTCCTGACCGCACTTATCAGCAATCATTGCTGACAAATCAAAGGCCGCGTCATTTGCAAGCTCATCAGAAACCTGAATAAGCGTTGCCCACTTCACTGGCGCAAGGTCAAGCTTGGAAAGCGTGCCGTCAGATTCCTGAATGGTGCCTGCTTCAGACACGCTACCAGCGGTGCCAAGAGCCGTCACACGCGGAATGGAAATTGTGTTGCCCGTGGCAGCACGAATAACGGTCACGATATCTGGGTTAAGGAATGGGTTGAACTGCCCCGCAACAACATTTACGCGGTCAGCAATGGTGACTGGATTGCCCAGGCCCGTTGACTTCGTAACATCGCGGTATTCAAAGGTGCGCGTGCCGCCGTTGCGAGCAAGAGCGCGAAGCTCTGCATTCTCGTCAGCGTCAGCCTTAGCAGCAGCCGGTGCAATCACAGCAGCAAACTCTGCGCGGGCAGCGTCAGCAGCGGTGCGAGCCTCAGCGGCTTCCTTTTCAGAGCGGATTGCCTGGGCAACCGTAGCAGCCTCAGCAGTCAGCTTCTCAAAGCGCACCTGCGCCTCACCTTCAAGAGCCTCGCCCTTATCGGCAAGGTCAGTAACGATTGACTGCGCTTCAGTCAAAAGATTTGCACGCTTCTCGTGCAACTTCTTAATATCGGACATTTTTTATCTCCTTATTTTCTATGCCTATTGGTTTGTGCTCGCCTAGCGGGCTTACTCTGCAGCGGGCGCACTCAGTGGTGGCGGGGCTGCGGTAGCGGGGCTGTTAGAGCGTATCGTTTGCCAAGCGCTCCAGTGTCAACTTGGCAGCCGCAACGCTGGGGTCAATCCCCTTGCGCGGTGCCAGTTTGCTGCGCACTTGGTCAATAACCTCAAGGTCATCATCACTGAGCGGTTGCGCAGCTTTGATTGCCTCAAGGGTAGTCATAAGGCGC